CGACGATTGCGAGAATGACGCCGAGCGGGCGCGGTGGCTTCTCACGGCACCAATCGACTGCCTTATTCGTGACGCCAACTTCATCCGCATGGTTCTTCGCGGAACCCACTTCCATGCTGGCCTTGCGTATCTCGATGCTGAGCTTTCGCACCTTCGCGAACCACGACGCGAGGACGGCTGGCCCATCCAAATCATTTCCATATCGGTCGCGAGAGGGCGGCTGAACAGAATTGCCAGCGGTCTGCCGCTGCTGAACATGGGGGCATAGATGACTTCCGGAAAACCACTCCGTGTGCTTGTCGGATGCGAGACATCCGGTCGAGTGCGCCGGGCCTTCGATCTACTCGGTCACGACGCATGGTCATGTGATCTGCTTCCCGCAGAGGACGGGAGCAATCGTCACCTGGTCTGCGATATTCGCGAGATCCTGCATGATGGTTGGGATTTGCTAGCCGTCATGCATCCACCGTGCACACGCCTTTGCAACTCCGGTGTGAGATGGCTATCGGCGCCGCCGAAAGGTCGAACACTGGAGGAGATGTGGGCTGAACTGGCGGAGGGTGCCGCCCTGTTCTCCGACTGCTGGAATGCCCCAATCGAGCGTATCGCGATCGAGAACCCGGTCATGCACAAGCACGCCAAGCAGCGTATTTTGAACTACCTGCCGCCTGCTCAGACCGTCCAGCCGTGGTGGTTTGGAGATGAAGCGCTGAAGGCGACCTGCTTTTACCTGAAGGGCTTGCCGAAGCTGGTCGCAACCGACCGTTTGACGCCGCCACCCGCCGGAACCCCAGAGCGCAACAAATGGGCGAAGGTCCATCGTGCCTCGCCTTCGTCAGATCGTGGGCGACTACGCTCTGTGACCTATCCCGGCATTGCCTCAGCGATTGCCGAACAATGGGGCGGATATGCGCTGCAGGAGGTGGCGGCGTAATGGAATGGCAGCACGAGGTATACAGATCCGTCTACGTCTGCGGAGACGTAAAGATTGGGGCAATTTATCCGCCGTGGCAGGGCACCGCGCAGTGGCGCTGGCGCATCTGGGTCACAAGCAGCACGCATCCGCAGAATGGCCGCAGCGAGAGCAAAGAGCACGCCATGCGGCAGGTTGAGGGACGCTTTAACGCGTTTCTGATGTCGGCACGTCTGCGGCCGGAAGGCGGTGCGGCGTGAGCATCATGATCATGAGCCGCCTGTTCAAGATGAACCTCGGCGGCTGCAACAGAAAGCTCTTGGCAGTTCGCCTGGCTGACTTCGCCGACGACGAAGGGCGCGGCATCTATCCCGGTATCAAAAGGCTGTCTGAAGAGACGGAACTGTCAGAGCGCACCATCCAGCGTCTTCTTGCCGAATTCGTGCAAGAGGGCATCCTCGTCGTCGTTCGCGAGGCGACGGGGCGGCCCGGTGTTACCACGGCCTACGACTTCGATCTTGCGAAGCTCTTCACCTATAAGGCCGGCTCGACGGGTGACAACGTGTCACCCGTCACCGATGGCAGAGGGGTGTCAAATGAGCAGGAGACGGGTGACACCGGCGACGTAGACGGGTGTCAGGGTGTCACCCGAACCGTAATAGAACCACCATTAGAACCATCATTGGAGAGAGAGGGCGCGCGAGCTGGATCTGAAAACGATGAACCGGCGGCCATCGCCGAGGATCGCCGGAGGGTCGAGAAGGAGTTTAAGCTCTGGTATCGGAACTGGCCAACCTCGCTCAGCGACAGCGAGCCAGCCGCACGCCGCGCTTGGGATGTCCTGACCGTCGAGGAGCGTGCTGCCTGCCTGCAGCGCACGCCGACGTTCATCAACGCCGTGAAGGCCATCAAGGGCAAGTTCACCTTCTCCAGCGTCTACCTGTCGTCAAAGGCTTGGGAAAAGCTGGACGATCCGAAGTCGGAAGTCGCTCTACCCAGCGTCCACAACCCGTTCAGCAGGGCGTGGATGGCCGGCATGATCGCCGAGCTGCTGAAAGCGCCGAGCACCAACATGCCGGTTCCCACCGCTTTCCAGCAGCAGCAGCTGAAGGCGGGTGGCGAGAGTGCTGAGGCCGTGCGGAGGGACCGGCTCCAGAAATACGGCTGGCCGCGCGTCAATACGATGTTCACCCAGGCTTACGACCGGAAGGGCGTCACCGTGCGCCCGGATCTCGCCGCCATCTCTGAAGGCTTTGAGCGGGTCGATACCGCCCTCTTCGGTCGCTGGAAAGCAGCTTTTGAGCGCCGTGGCTGGCCGTGGCTGCCAACCACAGACCACCAGCATTTCTTCTTTCCGGCCGGCGAACCGGAGGAGGCTTTGAGCAATTTCAGCGGGGCGATAGCGAGGGAACGGGGCAATGACGATGGAGTTTAAGCGGAACGGCATATCTGGCGCTCCCATCGAGATCCGCCCATTTGCCGAGTTCAAGCAGGATAAGGCCATCAGAGAGCGCCGGATCCGCATCAACGAAATCGGCATGGCGAGTAGGCAAATCGCCGACGAAAACCCGAACCAGGCGAAGTGGTTCTGTATTCAGGTCATGAGCGGTCGCGAAACCGCTGTGGAAAAGTCGCTCGAAGAGGAGGGAGTCGAGGGTCTTGTGCTTCGCGAGGCGGAAGAGATCATCGTTCGTCGTGGCCGCAAGTGGACGTGCCCTGGACGTCCTTGGCTGTCGGGTTTTGTGCTTGTTCGCTGCGTCTACTCCCCCGCCGCCGTTCGCGGGATCTTGGGGCTTCGCCATGTGATCGACATCGTTGGCGGATGGGCAACTCCTTACCGAGTTCCGTTGGACGCAATCAACAAATTCAACGAGATGATGCAGGAAAAGGAAGACGATCGCGAGCGGAAGCGGCTGGAACAGGAAGCTAAAAATGCCGGCATCAAGGCTGGTGACAAGGTGCGCATTAAGCTCGGTCCATTTAGCGGATTTGAGGCGAAGGTGATCAAGGTAGGCAAGGGTCGCGAGAAGCGATGCAAGGTTCAGTACCGCCTTTTCGGGCGTGAAGGCGAGGTTGATATCCCTCTTGCGAATCTCGAAGCCTTGTGACTACAACTTTGCTCACGGGATGATCTGCGATCTCAGTGCACCCTTGGGCCCTTGGCCCTGAATGCCTCGGCAGGACGCGAGGCAAAGAGAGGAAACTCTCAGGTCGGTAGCCGGGCAGACCCCGCCTTGAAAGCCTCCATGAGGCGAGATTCAAGGCTAGTGCGCAAGCTATGTCATCTCTCTCATTCCAAGGCGGCCAAGTGGTCGCCTTCTTTGTATCAAGAGATATGAGCTTTTCGTTTCAGTCCAGCATCGAGCAATGGACAGCCGATCTTGAGGATATCTACAAGCGGCAGATTCCATTCGCGACGGCGAAGGCGCTGAACGACACTGTCGACGATATCAGGGACTATCATCAGATGATCATCCCGATCGTTTTCGACAGACCCACTCGATACACGCTGAATAGTCTTCGTGTCTTAAAGGCAAGCAGCCGTGGCGACCTTGAGGCTGGTGTCTATTTCAAGGACCAGAACCGCCGTCGACAGCACTATCTCATGCCTCAGGTGGAGGGCGGCAATCGCCCACACAAGGCCTTCGAGACCTGGCTGATACGCCGTGGCGTGATGCGGTCGAATGAGTACGCCGTGCCTGCATCGGGTCTAAAGCTGGATGCCTATGGCAACGTGTCGCCGGGCATGATTACTTCGATCCTCTCCCAGCTGGCGGCAGGACCGGATGCGATGCAATGGGAGACGAAGCGCTCCCGCAAGCGGGCAGGATCGGCGCGCAATCGTTACTTCGTACCTCAACCGGGCAGTACCTTGCGTCGCGGTATCTGGCGGCGAAAGGGCAAGAAGTCGATCGAGCCAGTCTTCATCTTCGTGTCCGGCGTGACCTATCAGAAGCGGTATGACTTCTTCGGCATCAGTATGGATCGTGCCCTTGCCCTCTTCCCGATGAACTTCGAACTGCGGTTGATGCAGGGCATCGAAGATCAGCGCGGCTATCGGTCGAGGCAAGGCATGGATGCCCCGCTGAGCACGTGGACGATGCCCTCTGACGGCTGAATCCGCGATTGAGAGCCGAGAGGCCCGGTCGCCTGGGGCGATGGGTCCTTCCAGCGATCCGAGGCCCCGCGAGGCAGTTCGAACCCCGATCTTTGTGACTATGCAGCGCGCGCACCCGCCTGCTTTTGCCATTGTTGTTGTTGTCGCCCTTTAGGTATGACCGAAAACACCTCGCAACTCACCGAAAGCCAGATCGAAAGCCTCGTAGCGAAATATCCGCTGCCGGCTGGTGCGATCGACTGCGTCATGACGCGGGAAGAGCTTGCTGAATCGCTTGCTGTTTCACTTCCGACCATCACGGAATGGATTGGCAAGGGTATGCCGGTCAAAGAGCGCGGTGGGCAGGGCAAGGCCTATGAATTGCAGCTTTCCCATTGCTGGGCATGGCGGCAGGCTTGGAAGGCCAACGAAGATCTTCGCTCCGATCAGGTTAAGAGGGCGCAGGCAGCGATGCGCCTGGCGCTGGTCGGCGGCTCTAGTGGTGACAGCCTCGAATCCCTCGACCCGAAGACGCGCCGCGAGATCCTTGCGGTGCAGATCGAGCAGGAACGGTTTCAGCGCGAGCGCAACGAGCTGCTGAAGCGCGACGACGTGTCGGAAACATTGGACAATCTGTTCGGGATGATCCGCGACACGCTGGAAAGCGCACCCGACCGCATCGAGCGCAAGGAAGCACTATCGCCAAAGGTGACATCTGCTCTCGTCGATATCTGCGATGAGCTGGTCAACGAAATGGCGCGGCGCATTGCCGAGTTCTGGGCTGCGCGTCCGGTCAAGGCGATGTCGGCAAAGGAAGGCCTTTTCGATGCCTAGTGCGCCCGCATGGGTTCGGTTTCTTCCGCAAGCGGTGGCGCCCCGATTTGCCGATGCCGGCGACATCATTCTCGACCGCCTCCCGACCCTGCGGCCGGCGCGACGCATCGATGTTCCGACGTGGGCGGAACAATCGCGGCGTCTGGCGACGACGGGGTATCAGGGGCTCTGGCGCAACGACTTTGCGCCGTACATGACTGAGCCGTCCCGCATGGTCACGTCGCGCAAGTATGGTGCCGTGGTGTTTGTCGGGCCAGCTCGTACCGCTAAGTCTGAGAGCCTGGTGCTCAATGTCATCGGCCACCGGATTGACTGCGCTCCATCCGACATGCTGGTGGTCTGCCAGACGCAGGACAGTGCCAAGCAGTTCTCCGAACGCAAGCTGGCGCCGATGCTGCGCGCCAACCGAGAGATTGCTGCAAAGCAAATGACCGGGCGCGGCTCCGATAACATTCATGAGAAGCGCTTCGCGGGAAATATGAACCTGCAGATCCGCTGGCCAGTCATTGGCTACTTCTCGCAGAACGAATATCCGATTGTCATCCTGACGGATCGCGATCGCATGCCCGACGACATCGACGGGGAAGGCGACCCCTTCACATTGGGACGGAAGCGTACGCAGCATGCCGGTTCGCTCGGAATGCTCGTCGAGGAAAGCTCACCTGGCCGACCAATCCTTTCGGATGACTGGAAGCCGGAGACGCCTCATGAGGCCCCGCCATGCGGCGGCATCCTCGGCGATTACAACCTCGGCACGCGTGGCGCTTTCTATTGGTTCTGCCCTTCATGTGGCGATCCGTTCCGGCCCGAATTCGATATGCTGCAATGGGAGACCAAGGCGACACCGGGCGAAAGCGCCCGAACCGTGGAAATGGTATGCCCGCATGGTTGCTGCATCCCTCCGGATCAGAAATACGCCTGCAATCAGGCTGGCGTCTGGCTGCACGAGACGAGCGACGGCAAGGAAGTCTGTGAGATCGACGATCCCCGGATTCGTGACACCGATATCGCTTCCTATCGGTGTGAAGGGCCGGTCGCAGCAATGCAGAACTGGGAGCAGCTGGTGCTCCGCCAGTTGCAAGCCAAGGCGACGTTCGATGCGACAGGCGACGATCAGGCGCTAAAGGCAACCATCACGCTCGATCAGGGAAAGGCCTACCAGCCGCTCGTCCGCAACATCGGCGATTCCGTTTCGGAAGATACGTTGCGGGCATTGGCGGAGCGCTACCCGCTTAAGATCGTGCCGGCAGAGGCCCGCTTCCTGACGGTTCAGATCGACATTCAGGGCAACCGTTTTGTCGTTCACGTCGATGCCTGGGGCGAAGGTCTTGAGCGCTGGCTGATTGACCGCTTCGATATTGCGCAGCCGCCGGAATCTGCACCTGGTGGCCAGCGCGACGAGAAGGGCAACGCGCGCCGCGCTATCGACCCGGCGCGGTATTTCGAAGACTGGAAAGAGCTGCCGGAAATTCTGCACAAGGCTTACCCGGTCGCTGACAGCGCGTTTTCACTGATGCCGGTTGCCATGATCATCGACTCTGCCGGCCGTCCCGGCGTGACGCCAAACGCATATCGGTTCTTGCGCAAGATGCAAAAGGAAGGTCTCGGCCAGCGCGTCTATCTGGCGAAGGGTAGCTCCCGGCTCGATGATCGCGCCCGCTACGTCGAGCCGGAAAAGGTCCTTCAGCAGAAGGGGCGGCGCATCGCCGATATCAAGCTCGTTTTCGTCGGGACCGACAAGGTGAAGGACGAAATCATACTGGCTGTCACCCGCAAGGAACCCGGTCCCGGCAAGTATCACCTCAGTGAGCATCTTCCGGCGCAGGTTTTCGCTGAGATGACAGCCGAAGTGAAAACAGAGTCCGGATGGGAACGACGCAAGAGCGGCCTGCCGAACGAAGCGTTTGACTTGTCCGTCTACGGCAAGGCGCTGGTCATCGTCCTGAAGGGCGAAAAGATCGATTGGGCAAACCCGCCGCATTGGGCGCGTCCAGCCAATGAGAATTCCTTTGCAGTTCGCCAGCATGGCGAGGCCGCAAAGGCAGAACTTGTCCATCCAGCGCCAGTCCGTGGCCGGCGCGTCCGCTCGCAAGGTATCCGATAAATGGCAGGTATCACCCTCGATCAGGCGCAACGCCAGCTGGACGTCTACCTGGCGGCCTCGGAAGCGGTAGCGCGCAAGCAGTCCTATTCGATCGCCGGCCGCTCGCTGACGCTGGCGGACGCGGCCGACATCCAAAAAAGCATCGAATACTGGAACGCTCTCGTTCAGAAACTCAGCGCCGCTGCCTCCGGCCGTGGCCGTCTCCGATACGGAGTTGCCGAATGAAACCGCCGCGCATGCCTTTGTCTTTCATTGATCGCGCGATCTCGGTTTTCGATCCTGCGCGCGCGCTGCGCCGCCATCAGGCGCGCACGATGCTGGCGCTGACGACGGGCGGTTATAAGGGTGGCAAGAAAAACCGTCGCCAGACCGCGAACTGGAATGTCGATGGCGGCAGTGCCAATCAGGATAGCGTGCCTGATCTGCCGACCCTGCGCGCGCGCTCCCGTGATCTGCGACGCAACGTGCCGATTGCAACCGGCGCCATTGCGACCCGCATCACCAACATTATCGGCGAGGGCCTGAAGGTTTATCCCAAGATTGATCGCGCTGCGCTCGGTTTGAGCGTCGAAGAGGCGCGTGAATGGAACCGGAAGGCAAAGGCTGAGTTTGAGCTAGCGGCTTGGACGGCGGATTTCACAGGCGCGCAGAGCTTCGACGAGCTGCAGGCGCTAGTCTTTGGGTCGGCGGACGAATCCGGCGATGTCTTTGCAATTCGCCGCTACAGGAAAGATCCCGGTGACACCTACGGCTCGAAGCTGCAGATCATCGAAGCCGATCGTATTTCCAATCCGAACAATGCCATGGACACCGACACGCAGGTGGCCGGAATTGAAACCACCTTGGATGGCGTCGTACGCGCCTACCATGTGAGCGATCGGCACCCCGGCGACATATTCCGCAAGGCCATGACATGGCGGCGGGTGCCTGCGTTCTACAACGACGGTCGACCCATCGTATTGCACCTCTTCAAGCGCCTTCGTCCGGATCAGGCGCGGGGTATACCGTACCTGGCTCCCGTGATCGAGATCCTGAAGCAGTTCGGCGAATATACAGACGCCGAAGTCCAGGCGGCAGTGATCTCGGCCTTCTTTACGGTGTTCATCAAAAAGGCGCCGGATGCGGCCTCAGGCCCTCTGCCATCGAGCACGACGGACGGTGTATCCGGCAAGGATGAAGTCAATCTTGGTGCTGGTGCGATCGTTGATCTCGCGGAAGGCGAAGATATCACGATTGCCGACCCCAACAGGCCAAACCCGAACTTCGATGCGTTCGCTCTCGCGCTGTTGCGACAGATTGGCGTTGCCTTGGAAATGCCGGTGGAACTGCTGATCAAGCACTTCATGGCGAGTTATTCCGCCAGCCGTGCCGCGCTCGAAATCGCATGGCAGACATTCCGCCGCGAGCGCGCTTGGCTCGTGAAGAACTTCTGTCAGCCCTATTATGAGTGGGTGATTGAGGAAGCGGTGCTCACCGGCCGGCTGCAGGCGAAAGGTTTCTTCGACGATCCGGCCATCCGTGCCGCCTGGCTGAAATCCGACTGGTACGGCCAGACGAAAATCTCGCTCGACCCGAAGAAAGATGCCGAGGCCGACACGATCGACATCGGCAACCGGACGAAAACGCGCCAGCAGATCATTCAGGAGCGCACCGGCGGCGACCTTGAAAGCAAGTTCGAACAGCTCGGCATCGAGGAGCAGCTTGCGCAGGAAAACGGGCTGGCGACAGCGTCTACCACTGCGCCTGGCGCTCTTGCCCAGCCCGCCGACACAACCGACGAGGAGCAATAACATGGATCCTGCTTTGCTAGCGGCAGTTCAGGGCTTTATGCAGCAGATGGGCGGACGCAACGCTGGCGGTCTGTCGCCCTGGGCTATTCGTCCTGATGCTATTGCGGGATCGCTGCAGACCGTTCGCGCCATTCGTTCCCGCGACGCAACGGCGCCTGCCGCTGCATCCAATGTCGTGTCGATTAATCGACGTGGCACCCCAATCGCGAATGGAAGCTTCGCCACACGCGTCGGTAATGTGGCCATCGTTCCGGTCATCGGGCCGCTCGTTTCGCGCTTCAGTTGGCAATACTGGTCATATGACGAAATCGTTCGCGATCTGCGTCTCATCGGCTCCATGCCCGATATCGAAGCCTGCATTCTCGACATGGATACACCGGGCGGCATGGTCGACAACGTTGATTCCGTGCCTACCGAAATTGCCCGCCTGCGGGAAAAAATGCCGGTCTACGCGCACGCCAATTTCTGCTGCAGCGCAGGCTACTGGATCGCCTCCGCGGCGGAAAAAATCGTCGCCAACAGGACGGGTCTGGTCGGTTCGGTCGGAGCACTCATCCGCTATGTCGAGATGGAGGGCATTCTGACGCGCCTTGGCGCCAATGTCGTCGAGGTGGTCGCAGAGCAAAGCCCCAACAAGCGTCTCACGCGTGACAGCGAAGAGGGCAGGGCTGAGCTGCAGGCAATCGTCGATGACGGCGCGGAGTTGTTCATTCAGGGCATCGTCGCCAATCGCGGCGTCACGCGCGACACCGTTCTCGAAAATTACGGGCAGGGCCTGGTCTTTCCCGCGGCCGAAGCGCTCAGACGCGGCCTGGTCGATCAGGTCGGATCGCTCGAAGAAGTTCTGACGGACCTGGCGGGCCGTCGGGAGAATTCACTCATCGCGGCTTCCGCCACCGCGAAAGCCGGAACCGAAAAGGAATCCACAATGCTGACACTTGAAACTCTGAAGGCGGAGCATCCGGATCTCGCTTCCGCCCTTCGCGCGGAAGGCGCCACCGATGGCGCGAAGGCCGAACGTGATCGGTTGATCGGGATCGAGGAACAGGCGGCCGGCCTTACCGGCCACGACGAGCTGGTCAAGGCCATGAAGGCCGATGGCAAGACCACGCCTGCTGAAGCGGCGACCAAGATCCTCGCTGCCGAAAAGGCAAAGAATGCTGAACGGCTTGTCGGTCTGCAGCAGCTCGACAATGCAGCTGCCGGCGTGACCAGCACCCTTTCCGGCGGCGACGGCGGCGAGAAGAAGTTCCCGCAGAATGCCGAAGGCTGGAAGGCCGAATGGGAAGCGACGCCCAAGCTGCAGGACGAATTCCCGACTGCGGAATCCTATGTCGCGACGATGAAGCGCAAGGCCGCCTGAACGGCGACCCGATCCCTTTCCAATCAGCGGGCGGCGTGCCGCCATTTTCACAAAGAAAGAACAGCCATGAAAAAGACCCTGCTTATTGCGGCGGGCCTCGCCGCCGTTTGCATGCTTGCAGCCTTCGTTGTCGTCGGACTTCCGGCGGATGCGGGCCATGTCGTCGCGTCCCTGATGCCTCACGACGTCGTTGGCACAATGGCGATGACGACGCTCGCGGCATCCAAAACGCGCGACTATCAGCTCGGCGACAAGGAGGAATATCCGGTCATCGCCGGCGACATCATCTATCAGGGTGCGGCGGTTGGCGAGAACGGCGCTGGCTACGCCCGTCCCCTGGTCGCTGCCGATCCGTTCATCGGCTTTGCCATGGAAACGATCGACAACTCGGCGGGTGCTGCCGGCGCCAAAGGCGTGAATCTCCGCAAGAAGGGCAACATCGTCCTGCCGATTGCTGGCCTTGCCATCACCGCGAACGATCGCCCGGCTGTCTATGCCAGCGATGACGACACGTTC